GTGCCTGTGTTATCTTGGCGTAGTTAACTTGATCGTCTGACATTTGTTTACGCTGCTTGCCTTGATCGTCTAGTTGAGCTTTGCCGATTACAACATTTCTATCTTCTGCTCTGTTTTGTTGCTCTAACACGTTAGCTTGTGCGTTGGTTAGTTCTGCCTCTGCTTTCTTCATGCTAGCTTGTTCTTCAAATGTAGGCTGTTGTGGCTGATTCATCTGCTCAATTTTACGTTGAACATATTCTTTTTCTTCATCGGTTTCAGCTTCTGGATCTAACTGCATAGCCATCATTGAATCAATCATTTGATATGTGGCAACCTTTCTAGCTCTATCACCACCTTCACCGGTAGTTGATATGATTGCCTGGTTTAATAACATAATGCCTTGAGGTGAATTAGAGTCGGTAAACTGTAGCATTTTAAGCGTAGTTTCAAGCTCAGCTTCTTTCTTTGACTTATAAGACTCACCTGCTTTTACTTGTACAGTGTACCGGCCTTTTGCCGAGTTTTTAAACGGGCCATAATCTTCATTATCGTTCATGCCATATTCTAAAGTTTGAATTTGTGAATGACTTCCATCACTAGCAATGACTCGAAGACTTCTAGCATTAGAGAAATACAATAACTGTGCTGCATCAATCCAAAGCTCACAAGCTGATTTAATAGCGTGCATAGAGTTTTGCATCAACGGCTGAAAGGTATCATCTTGGCGTTCGTTAACTTGTTTAATCGCATCAGCGGCAACATTAGACGGTAACGTGCTTTGCCCTGTGCCTGACATATCACTAAGCGTTGAGTCTAGCAATTGACCAGCAGCGGCAAGCCCAGTACCTAATTGTGGCGGTGTTGTCTTACCAATAGGTCCAACATGAAATATTGAACCGTCAGGGTTTTTGATCGGGTCACTCATAACAAAAGCCATATTATCAATATCGGCTCTTGCTCGTTGCCCTGCGTGCTTAGCTATTTGTTCAGGTGTACATTCTAGCTTCTCGATTTGTGGAGCTGCCATTATTTCCATCATTGCAGAATAGAAAGTATTCGTGAACATTTGAGGATCACGTCTTTTCCTTACTTCGCCACAATAGTATTCAATACCGTTTATGACCGAGTAGTAACCGTACTGAGGAACAATGGGAATACGTTTAAATGGTGTCTTTTGTGACTTAATTAGGAACTCGTCACCGGCTATCAAAGCATATTCAACACGTTTAACTTTGCGCTTAATAGTTTCGTGCTCGTTAGCGTCGCGTAATTCTTTTAAATCTTCGCGGGTGATCTTGTTGCCGTAACTGTCTTTGATACCATCGCCGGTAGTTATGACGTAATCACCGAATCGATACTCGGTAATCGTTTTAGTTACTACTTCATAATAATGAGCTATAAAAATATCTTTGGTTGTATCTGTATTCCAATCAAAGAAATCTATTTGTGAGTTAAGACTAGCAACATCAACATTATATTCTTTTTCAATTTCATCACGACTTGTTCTAATTATCTGCCAACACTGTTTTGAATCTGACTTATCTTTACGCAATGAAGGAGAAAATATAACCGAAGCAGGGGCCGAATAAATAGGCTCAATAGTTAGATATTGCTTTTCTGGATCAGGGTTTTCTTCATCCTCATACTTGGCAACTATTTTAAACGCACCAAAGCCACCAAAGAAAGCTTCTTTGTCTGAATTGTTTAATGCTTCAACGCCATCACTTGATTGAAAGTCATTTCTCCATCTTGATTGGAGTAAGTCTGCGCCCTCGTCTGTTGCTTCGTCAGAGTTAGAAATAATCTTAGCATTCATTTCTAGTCGTTCTTTTTGACCTAGTAACCGATTGATGCTACCAAATATTTTGTTGATCTCTGGCTTGGGTTTGTTTTTGAATTGCTTGGCATAGTTACCACGCCACATAGCACCTTCAACGACTGCGAATTCATAATCTTCAAGACACAATATGTTTCTGTCATAGCTACCGGATAGCGCGTGATTCATATCTATTTTTATTTGCTCTAAGCTTTTCATTTGTTCACCAGTGGTTGACGTTTGATTGGTAAATTGAGTTTAAGTCTATTTCTTTAACATGACTTATTATACTAGCTTTATCTAAACTTGTCACAACCGCGTCAAACAGGTTAGGTGATGGTATTTTTAATCTAGATCCATCAGGTAGTATAATGCCAACTCTTAACTCTTTCTTTGTGTAAAACTGAATTGTTGGACCTTCTTTTATTGGTGTCTTGCAAGCCTCTGCTTTTAGCTTCTCTAGCATATCAGGTTTGATGCCTATTTTTGTTTCAGAATTATAAGTGGCAAAACTAATTAATGTATCAGGGTCGTGATATTTACCTTCAACGACCGCCTCCCATGTTCTGAATATCCTTTCGGCTAACTCGATAGTGTTTTGAGCTTTCTTGTTTTTAAGTACATCCTTGTTTTTTAACTTGTCGCTTCTGTTGGTTAACTGTGCCGTTTCACTTTTAAATAAAGCTTCTGGGTTGTGTATTTCAGTCGATCCTTTGTAAGCGTATATGTTAGTTTTTTTACCGTTAAACGCTCTATCTACGTTATCCCTCAATGTTGCGCCTAAACCATCAGCATCATAACCAAACGAATCACAACCAAATGCTATGGCTCGCTTACATGCCTCGTCCATCTTCCTGTTGCCGTTAACTCCTGGTATTTCATCAACGTCAACAAATACGATACCATGCCTAGCCGCATAGCCGCACATATCCTCACCAACATCACTAGGATCTACGCCAACAGTCTTAGCGCCATGCGCCTCGAATCCTAATTTAATATGAGAATCCACGCAGGCCTTGAACCAATCTTCCTTGATCACACTTGAGGCAACATCGTCATTAAAAGAGCCTTTCCATATACCATCAAATCTAGCTTGAGTCATAATGCCTCGTTTAACTTTTTGTTTGTCTTTATCGACTTCTTGCTGTAATGATTCATCATACTTAAACCAAATATTATCTTTGTAGGTTAGGCGAATGATCATGTGATAATCATCCTCGTAAAATCCTGTTTTGTCCAACTGTGCCTGATATGGGATAATGAACTCTTTGCTCATTGGGTCTTGCGAGCTGCCAGTATTCCATAGATACCATAATTCAGCACCAGGAACATCCCTTAATGTAGGTCCAAGAGTATCAATAGTCGCTTGCTTGGTCTTTTCAGCCTCTTCAAGTAAGAATCGTTTAAAGTCTGCCGTTCCTTTCATATCAATAATATTTTGCATACCGCCAAAGGTAAACTTACCACCGTTGGCATTTCTTATTTCCCATTTTGATGGCACTGAAAGAAAACCACCTAACCCCGATCTTTTTATTGTTGTTTCTATGCCAGAAAATACACTCTCTTTTAATGCTGTCATCCTTTCACGTAATACATAGTTTTTAGTGCCTGACGAATGAACATCTGCAACAAATACATTTTGTGCAAATCTTGTTTTCATCCCTCCACGACCGCCAAATAATAACTTATACTTTTTGTGCTTTAGTATGAACGGCTCAAGCTTAGGAACTAAAAATACTGTTGGCTCTTTATCTGTTGGCTTCATATCTCCAATAGTACCAACCCACTTTCTTATTACATGAGGAACTAACACACCATCTATTTTATCTACTCGGTCAGCTACACCATAAACCGTAGGCTCTAACCTGCCAGCTTGAGCAAGTATTCTAGGCTCTAAAGCTAACAATCTATTTTTAAGCTGTCCCATCAATAACCTTTTCTAACCTCTCGATACGCTCTTTCAGGTCGGTGTATTCCTCGATATCAATCATCGACTTAATACTAGCCATAAACATTTGACCAATATCAGGTGGTAGTTTACCAATTGATACTGCTTGTAATATCTTATCCGCTTTAACGTGAGGTTTATCGTTTGAATCAAAATCGAACTCAACCATAGGGGAGATGGATTTTAATGGTGGCTCTATTCTGTTTATAACTAAAGTAAGAAGTGCTGGGTTAGGGGGTATTTCTTTTTTAACATCACCAAGACCAATAGTAACAAGCTTCTCTAAGAACTCCTGTTCACCACCTTTACAAACAGACCTAATAGCATCAAGCATTAATGTTTTCTTTGCCTTGCCTCTCGGAGGGAGGTTATCGCCCTTCTTTAGTGTTGTCTTGTTTGATTTGTCGCTATTCATGCCATGCCTTATTTATGCCTTATTAAGTTATATTGTACCACACAAACAAAAAGCCCATTACGGGCTTATGTATACGGTGACAACTAGTTAACTTGCCGTTGATTTACTTAGACTTTTTCTTAGTAGGCTTTTTCTTCATTGCCTTTTTCTTTTTGTTGTGAGTTTTGACTCGTTGACCTCTGCTGTTTAATGGCATGACTAATCCTATTTAGGCTGTGTTGTTGTCCAATCTGTAATAGTTAACGAATCACCTATTGACCATGTAGCTTGGTTTATGATCATATCCGTTCCTGTTGTACCTAATGTGCCACTACGCCTGATGTTTCCTCCT